ACAAGCATCAGCCGCAACTGGTCAAGATTATAAGTTTCAAACAAACATTGAAATCTTAGATGGTGGTAACGGTGCAGCCGCTCCTATCGTATTAGAAACATGGGAACTATATGGTTGCTTCTTACAGACAGCTAACTATAATACATTGAATTATGCTACAAACGAAGCTGTAACTATTGCATTGACATTACGTTATGATAACGCAATTCAATCACCAATTGGTTCTGGTGTTGGCGCAAGTGTTGGTCGTACTATCGGTTCAATCGCTACAGGTATCGGCGGTTCTCTTTAATTTTTAATTAAAGGAATCTAGCTAATGTCTGGATTTTTTCAGAACTTATTACGTGACGCTGCCGGAACATTTTTCGGCAGCGATTTCCTTCGTGACTATACACACGCTAGTAAAACATTTAGGCCTAATGGTTATCAATACGCTCCTAAATTTAAATTCCTCTTTCATGTTTATTTTGAAATAAATCCTCAAGCATATTCAGAGAATGTTAGTACAGGTGCTAATTTTGGTTTAGCAGTTAAGACAGTCAAACTACCGGGATATTCATTTAGCACAAGTGAAATGAATCAGTATAATCGTAAAAGAATTGTACAAACAAAAATCAAATATGATCCTGTTAATATTTCTTTTCACGATGATAATGGTAACATGATTCGTAATTTATGGAAAGCATATTATAACTACAATTACTCAGATGGCACAAAACCTAAAGTTGTATTTGCAGGTGCACGTGGAGGTACAGTAAATACAACAGGAACATTGGCTACTTATAATGACCGAACAACTTATGTTCCTTCTATTACTGGTAATGATGATTGGGGATATATAGGTGAGACACCAAATCCAACAGGTAATAAAATACCTTTCTTTAAAAACGTTACTATATTTGGTCTTAGCAGGCACAATTTTGTAGCATACACATTAATTAATCCTATCATTAGTAAATTTGACCATGACACTTATAGTTATAGTGAGGGCAGTGGTGTTATGGAAATGCAAATGAATTTAGATTATGAAACTGTTGTATATAACGAAGGTGCTATTGATGGTAGAACTCCTAGTAACATTGTTACTGGTTTTGGTCTTGACGCTAATTATGACAGAACAGTAAGTCCTATAGCAAGACCTGGGGCCAACGGAACTATATTAGGTCAAGGTGGATTGGTAGATGGCGTAGGCGGTACATTGTCAGCATTAGGTGAAGGTAATATATTAGGCGCGATTCAAGCAGCCGGTACGACATACAATACATTTAAAAATGCACCTATTAAAAATCTAATAAAATCTGAAGTTGTTGCCGGCATTACTAATGCAGTTCAACAAACACCAAATAGAAACATAAATGTTGTTACACCTATATTTGGTGCAACTCCTTCTAGCTTAGGCACAGCCGGCACTCCACCAAATGCATCCGCGAGTCCTGCACAAATAGGACCAAATCCGTATGCAGGCAAAAGAAATCCTTAATATTTAGGTAATAAATAATACTATGCCAAGAATATTAGATACTAGAACTTCAATGGATCAAACAGTTAGGATATTTGATTCATTCTACTCTATCAACTTAAATATAAATGCCAATGAGTATGATATTGTGCATGGATATTTTCTGTCTGTATGTGAATCAAAAAACATAGCAAATAATTTTACTGCTGTATTGTTTAGAATATCACAAGAAACACAGATATCAGCACTTGATTTGTTAGATCAAATTAAAGGCACTACTAAAATGGAAATGAATCAAACTCTTGCTTACTATCTTAATAGTTTCAAAAGTAAGACCTCATTGTATGGTATTGCAATCGTGCCTAGATCAAATCAACCAGTATCACGTAACATCGTGCAATAATTATGTCTAAGTGGGCACAAGGTATTTTCACTCCAAAAAACGGACACAAGTATATAGGCAAAAACAAACCTAAATATAGATCAGGTTGGGAACTAACCTTTATGACATTTTGTGATTCTAACAAAAATGTAACTAGTTGGGCTAGTGAATCAATGTCTATTCCCTACAAAAGTCCATTAGACGGAAAAATACATATGTATATACCTGACTTCTTTGTGGTATATCAAAACAAGTATGGTAAACAATTAGCAGAAGTTGTAGAGATTAAACCAAAAAAACAAAGTCTTATTGAGAGTAAAGTTTATAGTGCTAGGGATAGATTAGTAGTAGCAGTTAACCATGCTAAGTGGGCTAGTGCAATGGCCTACTGTAAAGCTCAAGGTTTTACGTTCCGTGTAATTACAGAAGACGACCTTTTTAGAAACGGTTCACGAAAGTAAATAAATACTTTTATGACCAAAAAACTAAACGAACTATTTGAACTTCCAGAAGATGATAATGATATGGGATTAACTATCCCTATTCCTACTAATGCTCAGGAAGTAACTACTGATGCAATGAACAATTTAGAAAAGATTGAGAATGCATTGCCGGAAGTCAGAGGTTTAGAAGCCGCAGACGGTGAGATGGATGAATTAGCCGCACTTGCTACTAATAGTTATAAAGATTTAATTGACTTGGGGATGCAAGTTGATAGTCGTTTTGCCAGTGAAATCTTTAATGCCGCTAGTAGTATGTTAGGACATGCAATTACAGCAAAGACGGCAAAGATTAATAAAAAATTAAAGATGCTTGATTTACAATTGAAAAAGGCACAATTGGATCAAAAAGTAGCTTCAAAGGAAGAACAAATAGAAGCTACACCGTTAGGTGAAGGCAAAACTTTGGACAGAAATGAGTTGCTAAAGATGTTGGCAACAAAATCCAATTAAAAAGATAAATAATAGATACAGGAATTAAGAAATGAAAAGCCTACGAAAATATATAATGGAAAGTGTACGTACTTACAATTACACTATCAAAATTGCTGGTCAAGTTGACAAAAACTTTTTAGATATGTTTAAGTACAATCTAAACAAGTTTGACCCTGTCAACATCGGTGAGCCAAAGAGCACGCCAATACAAAAAGACCCTTACGGTTTTCCTAACTTAAACAATCAAAGTGTTACAATCATCAAAGCAGAATTTCGCTACCCAGCGACTGAGCCAATGATTCAACAGATTGCACAATTGTTAGGCTATCAAGTTGATATGGTTCGTGTTGTTGGAACTGATTTTGATGACAGTATTAACAGTGAAATGATTGGTTATGAAAATGAGATGAGTCATAGCCCGTTATTAGACCATGAACAATTAGAAGAACAGCCTAATGCTAAAGCCGCAAATAAAGCATACGGTGATTCATATTTACAATCAATTAAGGATCAAGCTAAAGATAGTAAGATTAATATTCCTTATGCAGGTAAAGAAACACCCGATTCGTTTGATCCATTCAAGCCGTACTTGGATGATAAAAAAATGGGTGACAAGAGTCCTATGAGTACAATCACACGCCCACAAAAGCCAGCAACTGGCGCACGTAAATAATTAAAGGAATAACAAAATGGATTTCAAAAGTTTATTATCACAACTAGACCAGTTGAACGAAGCTACAGACAGAAGCGAACCCGGTAAAGTAAAGCATACTGCTGATCCCGGCGGCTATGGTCGTAAAGACGATGAAGATGAAGAAGGCAATAAAGTCAAAGATACTTCTACTGAAAAAAGAGGCAAAGGTCGCCCTAAGAAAGCTACTCAATCTTCCGGTGAAGATAAAAAGTATGACTTCAGTGCATTCGGTGTTAAAGCAGGTAAAGATGTTAAGTTACCTAAGTATGACAAAAAGAAAACAGTTAAGCATTCATTAAAAGAATACTTTGACCAAATGGAAAGTGCATTGAACGAAGAAGGTTATTCAACTGCCCCTATGCCGGGTGCTGTAGCAGTTAAGGATGCAACTGGCAAAGTTGTAGCTACTGCAAAGAATCCTCAAGCAGCCGCAGCCTTTGAAAAAGGTGATATCACTTTAGGTGGTGAAGAAGAACTTAATGAATTAAGTCCAGGCACTGTTCAGTCAGCAGCCGCAAAGCGTGATGCACAACAACCAGGTCAAATGTCACAAGCTACACAACGTAAAGACCCAATGGTTCATGCTACAAATCGTATCAACATGAATAATCGTCCTATTGCGGAGAAAGATATTGGTAAGCACAATAATGCTACTACAGGCTTTGACGCATTGGTTCGTAAACTAACACCTAAGTATGGTGTTGAAGCCGCAAAGCGTATTGCTGGTGCACAATTAAAGAAAATTAAAGAAGCTGAGATCCCAACACATGATGGTGATATGGGCGCAGGTTTGGGCGCTGGCCGTAGTCAACAATTTGAAGCTAAGAAGCCAGATGCTAACAAGAATGGTATTCCTGATTATGCTGAAGATGGCAAGGGCAAAAACGATTTGAAGAAAAAGAAAGTTAAAGAAGGTATGAACGAAAACTTATTAGCTGCCAGATTAAAAGGCAAACACGATGGCATCAAAGGTCATTCACATTGTGGCAAAACATACGAAGACATGGAAGAAGCACGTTGCTACCATGAAGGCTACAAAGAAGGACTAGATGAGTGTTATGGTCAAATGCCAATACTAGGTCGTACAGCAGTTGGTGAAATGAGCAATGAAGTAGAAAACATGGCTAGCTATGGCGCACGTACACCTGCTATGGAAGATGATATGTACGAAATGGATAAAACTTCTTACATGAAACAACAGGCGGCAAAGACTTCCGGTGACACATTTAAGGCGTTTGGTCAAACTTTCAATGACAGTGACGTACTAGATGAGTTTGCTTTTGAAGCATTAGACAATCAACTAAATGCGTTATTAGAATCTAAAGAAGATGTTGCTGAAGGCATGACTGTTTCTATCAGCAAAGGCCAGCAAGGCGCGCCTGATTCAGTAAGTGTATCAGCACAAGACGGCGAAGCTGACCAATTGTTATCAATCATTAAATCAGCAGGCTTAGGTTTGTTTGGTGGTGAAGAACAAAATGGTTATGGTGCTCCACAAGGTGGTAACGCTCCGGGCGGCATCAGCGTAGTTGATGACCATGATGGCATGATGGCTTTGATGAAGAAAATAGCCGGTGCTTGAGAAGAAGTATCCGGTGGCGATTATGAAGATGAAGAAAGTCACAGTGACGAGCATGGGCATGAAGAAACATGTGAGTCATGCGGTGGAATGATGGAAGCTGGACATTCATGTGATGAAGGTCAACAGATGGTTGACGAGGTTGAATCAGAAGACCAACAATTATACAATGTAGCAGAAGATAATCCTCCTGACAGTGGAGCTGATAATACAAATGCTGATGTTGCAGGACAAGTAGGTAGTGATGAAGCATTAGCAAAAGATGATGCAGCCGAAGATGAAGCAGAAGCTAAAGTATATTCAAGTCCTACTAACGAAGCTGAAGATGAAACCGGTGAAGAAGCTGGTAAAGAAAAAATAGATGAAGGCACTTGTAAAAAATGTGATTGCAATCCTTGCAAATGCGAAACAATGTCAGAGTCAAGTTTCTTTAATCTTTACAAAAAATTAGCAATGTTATCAGAAGAATCAACTAGTGAAAAAGATGACAAAGCTGAGAAAGCCGCTAAGAAAGTCGCAAAAGATATTGAGTATGATGAAGATCATAAAGGTAAAGATGACGACAAAGCTGAAGAAGCCGGCAAGAAAGTCAAAAAAGATATTGAGTATGATGACAAAAAAGATAAGAAAAAGATAGACGAATGGGCTAATGATGCAGGTCCCGGTAAATCTGTATCAGACACTACATTTGAAGCTGATATCGACTTTATGATGAAC